ATGTTTACTTTTCACAGGCCGTAAAATCCGAACAGAACCTTTACGAAGACCTGATTATAGAATCACTCAAAATTTTTGGGCAAGATGTCTATTATATTCCTAGAACTCTAGTTACTAGAGATAATGTATTGGGAGAAGATTCAGCTTCTAAGTTTGATGATGCATATTTACTAGAGGCGTATATAGAAAATCAAGATGGGTTTGAAGGATCTGGAGACTTATATAGTAAATTTGGTGTTGAAATTAGAGATGAAGCCACATTTATTATCTCTCGATCACAATGGAATAAGTTTGTAGGACTATGGAATAATCAAGTAGATACTCCTAAACCATTGGAAGGTGATATTATATTCTTACCAATGACAAACAAATTCTTTGAAATTACCTTTATAGAACACGAACAACCATTCTATCAATTATCCAATTTACCTGTATATAGGTTACAATGTGCTCTCTTTGAATATAATGATGAGGACTTTGAAACTGGAGTTGAATTAATAGATGATTTATCACAGGCAAGTGCATATACCGAATCCTTTGATTTAACAGTTACAGGTGGTAATCACTTTAAACAAGGTGAGATAGTATCACAGACATTGGTTGCAGCAAGTGGTTCTACTCCTGCAATAATTGTATCAGGAGAAGTTGCAACAATAACTAAGACCAGTGATTTACTTGCAACAATTAGTGTAAGTAATATAGGTGTTACAGGTTCTTCTGGTGAGGCCAGATCATTTACAGTATCAAATAGTTTAGGCCTAGTAGGATCAGAATCAACCAATACATGTTTTATTAATAAAGTTTATGGAATTACAGATACCATAAATACATTTGCAACCGATGGTGGTGCAGAAAATGTGGCGTTCGAAATAGCGGCTGATGGTTTCTTAGACTTTACTGAAACCAATCCGTTTGGCGACCCATCGGAGACTTATTAATGTTTGGAACTCACTTCTATCATTCAACCATGAGAAAGGCCGTTGCAGTCTTTGGTACTATATTTAATAATATTAGTGTTATTAGAACCAAAGCTGATGGATCCGTTTTAAATCAAATAAAAGTTCCTTTGGCTTATGGCCCTAAACAAAAATTCTTAGCTAGATTGGATCAGAGTACTGGCGCAGATGCAAACATGGCAATAAAACTTCCAAGAATGGGATTTGAAATAACATCATTGGAATTAGATTCTACCCAAAAATTAGCCAAAAGAAATATTATAACCGAGACACATGCCTCTGATGTAACAAAGAAGAAAACAATTAAACATCAAGTTGCTTATAATATAAATGTGTCTTTATTTGCCATGGCAAAGAATCAAGATGACGGTTTACAGATAATAGAACAAATACTTCCATACTTCCAGCCCGAATATACAGTCACAATAACTCCTGTAACTGGATTTGCTTATAAACAGGACGTTCCTATTATATTAACGGGTGTAAGTATTAGTGATGATTACGAAGGTGATTTTCTAACAAGAAGAGCCTTGATATATCAAATGGACTTTACAATGAAAATGAAATTTTTTGGTCCTACAAGTAACCAAGGAGTGATACGAGAAATTAACATAGATTTTAATAATGATGCGGGAGGTTCGGAGATTTTAGAGAACATGGATTTCGCTATTAACCCAACTACTGCAAGTGAGGATGATAACTATACTGTTACAACTACTATCAGTTAAATATTATTATGGATAAAAAAGATAAACTTTCTGCAAGTTTACAGAAAAACTTGCCTACCAAAAAACCTAGTCAAGTATATATCGACAAGAAAGATATAAAAGATGACTACGAGTATTCCAGAAAAACATATAAGGATCTAATAGACACAGGTGTTAGGTCGTTGGATGTTTTGGCAGAACTTGCAAGAGAATCTGAACACCCTCGAGCCTTTGAAGTATTATCCAAAACAATAAAAGATATTGGAGATACTACAGAAAAGTTAATGGCCCTACAAAAGAGTAAGAAAGAAATAAACAAAGAAGAAGCCGAGGAAAAGAAACAGATTACGAATAATAATGTATTTGTTGGATCCACTACAGAATTGCAAAGAATATTGCAAAAAGAAAATGAAAGAATAATTGACCATGCAGAGGATAAAGAATAACGAATTTGGGTATCTAGGTAATCCTTCTGTAAAAAGAGATGGCGTAGAAACACAATTCACAAAAGAAGAAGTCCAAGAATACACTAGATGTATGAAGGATCCTGCTTATTTTGCACGTAAGTATATTAAGGTAATATCTTTGGATAAAGGTCTTGTTCCTTTTGATTTATATCCATATCAGGAAAAGATGTTTTACCACTTTAATACTAACAGATTCTCTGTTGTTCTTGCATGTCGTCAGTCTGGTAAATCCATTTCTTCTGTTGTATATTTACTATGGTATGCATGTTTTCACCCAGAAAAAAACATTGCAATATTAGCAAATAAGGGTGCAACGGCAAGAGAAATGTTAGCAAGGGTGACTCTTGCACTAGAAAATTTACCTTTCTTTTTACAGCCTGGGTGTAAGGCACTAAATAAGGGTTCTATCGAATTTTCCAATAATTCAAAAATTATGGCATCGGCAACGTCTGGTTCATCTATTCGTGGTCTTTCTATTAACTTGCTCTTCTTGGATGAGTTTGCATTTGTAGAAAATGATGCGCAATTCTATACATCAACATATCCTGTTATATCATCGGGTAAAGATACAAAGGTAATTGTAACATCTACTGCCAATGGTATAGGTAATGTATATCATAAAATATGGGAAGGAGCGTCACAGGGAACCAATGAATATAAACCATTTAGAGTGGATTGGTGGGACGTACCAGGTCGTGATGAAAATTGGAAAAAAGAAACAGTTTCAAATACATCCGAACTACAGTTTGAACAAGAATTTGGAAATACATTTCACGGCCGGGGTAATACACTTATTGATGCAAATCATTTACTATCGCAGATGTCAATTGATCCGATAGAACATAAAGAAAACATAAACATATATTTAAATCCCATAGAAGGGCATGAATATGTAATGACAGTGGATGTGGCCAAAGGTCGTGGCCAGGATTATTCGACTTTTAATATAATTGATATTACAGCAAGACCATTTGAACAAGTGTGCACATTTAGGGATAATAATATATCTCCAATGTTATTACCTGATTTAATTTATAAATATGCAAATCACTATAATAAGGCATATGTTATTATAGAGAGTAATGACCAAGGTGCCGTAGTGTGTAACGGTTTATATTACGATTTAGAATATGAGCAGATGTTTGTAGAATCATCTATTAAGGCAAATGCATTAGGCGCCACAATGACCAGAAGAGTTAAAAGAATTGGCTGTTCTACTGTAAAAGACTTAATAGAACAAAAGAAATTAATAATACGAGATGCCGCTACTATTGTAGAAATGAGCACGTTTGTATCTAAAGGTAGTTCATATCAGGCAATACCACCAAATCATGACGATTTAATGATGAATTTAGTATTGTTTGCATGGTTTGTTACGACGGATATATTTGAAAGTATGTCCAATATTGATATGAAAGATATGTTATATAGAGAAAGATTAAAGGCAATACAAGACGATATGTTACCATTTGGGTTTATATCGGAAAAAGAAGATGATTTTGCAAGTGCAGAGAAAGACGGCGATGGTAACCTATGGCTGGATGCTACTACATTTGACAAGTTACTGCGTTAGGATGTGGTTATTTATAAATAATAATAGTGAAAATTCGTATTATGAAAACATATTAACTAACTCAATGAGAGGATAAAGCGATGGCATTTCAAGTATCACCAGGAGTTGAAGTTAAAGAAATTGATGCAACGGGCGTAGTTCCTGCAGTATCAACTTCTATTGGCGGATTCTCTGGGTCATTTAATTGGGGTCCGGTAAACGAGATTGTATCTGTTTCTTCTGAGAAGCAATTGGCGGATACATTTGGAACACCAGATTACCAAACATATAAATACTTCCTTACAGCCGCGTCATTCTTAAAGTATGGCAACGCATTGAAAGTGGTACGTACCAAAACAGGGCATGATAATGCAACTGTAGTAGGTGGCGGTACCGTAATCGAAAATAGAAGTGTTTACAATAACTTGACTTTGAGTGGAATATCACAAGGGGCTTGGGCAGCAAAATACCCTGGTTCATTAGGTAATTCCCTTAGAGTTTCGGTATGTCCTGCTAATGCTACGGCATGGGCGGCGTGGGCATACAAATTAAGCTTTCCTGGGCAACCTGGCACATCACAATACGCAACAGATTTAGGGCAGACTTCTGCCAACGATGAAATGCATATTGCTATTATAGATGAAGATGGTTCATTCTCAGGTAAAACTGGCACAGTATTGGAAACTTTTGAATACGTTTCTCAAGGTTCTGATGCTAAAAAGGCAGATGGAACTTCAAACTATTATGCAGATGTAATTAATAATAATTCTGGATATGTTTGGTTCTTAGCCGCACCTACTGGATTATCAAATGCAGGTAGCGCAATTTCGGCTACTTCAACATTTACAACCGTAACAGCGGCTGTAGAAAATAGTCTATCAGGTGGAAGTGACGACAATGTACCAACTGTTGGAGAAATCCAAACTGGATTTGGATATTTTGCAGATTCAGAAACTGTGGATGTAAATTTACTATTTGCATATCCTGATGCAGATGGCGCATCAGACATTGCAAGTGATTTAATTGCAAAAGCAAATGCAAGAAAAGATTGTATGGCTTTTATTTCACCACCTATCGAAGATTCAGTCGGGACTGCAAGTCCTACTGCTGACGTAAGTGGCTGGTATGAAACCACATTAAATACATCAACTTCTTATGCATCTGGAGATTCTGGTGCAGTTTATGTCTATGACAAATACAGCGATGTATATCGTTGGATTGGAGCGGCAGGTCACCAAGCAGGTTTATGTGCAAATGCTGATAATGTAGCTGATACATGGTTCTCACCAGCTGGTGTAAATCGTGGTCAATTACTAGGTATTACTAAACTAGCTAATAACCCAGTAAAAGCAGATAGAGATATTCTTTATAAAGCAAGAATAAATCCAATTGTATCGTTACCTGGACAAGGAACAATATTGTTCGGAGACAAAACACTATTAAGCAGACCTTCTGCATTTGATAGGATCAATGTAAGAAGATTGTTTATAGCATTAGAAAAAGCAATTGCAACTGCTGCAAAGGCTCAATTATTTGAATTCAATGACGAGTTTTCTCGTGCACAATTCAGGAATTTAGTTGAACCATTCCTTAGGGATGTTAAAGGCCGAAGAGGTCTTACAGACTTTGCAGTTGTATGTGATGAAACAAATAATACTGGTCAAGTAATAGACGCGAATAGATTTGTGGCAGATATCTTTATCAAGCCCGCAAGGTCTATCAACTTCATTACATTGAACTTTATTGCAACAAGAACTGGCGTAGATTTCTCAGAAATCTCGGGTGTATAATAGGAGAATAAAATGGCAATTTTAGGCGTAGATGATTTTAAATCAAAACTCGTTGGAGGTGGCGCACGTGCTAACATGTTCAAGGTTACTTGTAACTTTCCAAGTTATGCACAAGGCGATGTTGAACTTACATCTTTCCTATGTAAAGGAGCCCAGATACCTGCATCAATAATTGCACCTATTGCGGTACCATTCCGTGGTAGACAATTACAGATTGCTGGAGATAGAACATTTGAACCATGGACTATTACAGTAATTAATGATGTGGAATTTGCAGTTCGAGGTGCATTTGAAAGATGGATGAACGGTATTAATAACCACAACGAAAATACAGGCATATCAAATCCTAGTGATTACCAAGCGGACATGATTGTTGAACAATTAAATAAGCAAGGTGAAGTAACTAAGAAGTATGACTTTAGAGGGACATTTCCAACTAATATAGCGGCTATAGACCTTAACTATGATTCTGAAAATACTATTGAAGAATTCACAGTTGAACTACAGATCCAATATTGGGAGTCCGACACTACATCATAATTTGTAGTATAAATATAATAGACGGAGGGATTAATTTCCCTCCCGATATTATTTGAGGAAAAGAGTATGGCAGAATTTTTTG